CTAAAATGACTGGTCTACCATATGATTATGCTTCTTTTGACCATCAACCGACAACTGAACAGATTAAGATGATAGTTAAATTTCTATGTGATCATGCTAGATCTAATGTTCCGGTTCCAGATAGATCATATTTTGATGAACGCGTGACTAATTTACTATATAGTTTTGATCATGCTACTTTGTATACTCGAGAAGGTGAAAAGTCATGGAGTTTAAAGATAATGGGTGGTCTAATGAGTGGGTTACGGTGGACATCGATGATAGGTAATGCATGGAATACAGTTATGACTAGTTTTTGTGAAACGTTATTATTAAATGTAGGTGTGCTACCTGAAGACTTGGAAATTTTTATTCGTGGTGATGATTCTGCAGTGTTTTGCAAGACTGCTGGTCAAGCTCAGCTCTTTGAACTCGCGTATCGTAGACTAAAGATAATTGGAGGCGAAGGCAAATTTTCGTTAAGATCGCATGAAATGGAATTTTTAAGAGTATGGTATTCAGAAAGATGTTATGGTTATCCATGCCGCGCTATTCCTGGTATAGTACAGAGAAAGCCGTGGTCTAATGAACCTTGGAATGAGACTAATGTTATAACAAGTATTTTTGACACATGTAATATAATATCGCGTCGTGGTTATAATATAGATAAAGTTTGGCGTAGTCTCAGCGGACGTTGGTGTTCATTACACTCATTGCCTCGTAAAATATTAGAAATACCTAGAGCATTAGGCGGATTGGGAATAGAGCCTTGGTCAGGCGAATGGGTTTTAAATACTGCTTTACCTATTGTTAAATCACCAGACTTAAGTTTTGAGAACATGAATGAGTGGAGGTCAGAAAAGGTTAGACAACTAGCGGTAGACAATCATATACCTATGACCGACGATCAAATAAATTTAGTGGCTAAGGACGAATTAAATAAGATTATAATGGCAGATGATGTTCCGGGCGTGATGCGTGAGATGAGGCGGACATGGAGAGATAAGTTAAAAATGTCAAAGATTAGGGCAATACCTCAACAAAAGCCTAAAATAAGATATCAAATACAACCATTTCCTATGAGTAAATATACAGCTAAAGAAGGCGAGTTCCAACGTATGATCGACGATAGCAAACGTTCTAACGGTCTATTTGGTAGTTATAAGGATGGGGTAAATAAATTATTAGCTCTAAAACCTTTGCTACGTCAAGCAGGTATCAAACTTATGGACTGGATTCGAAAACGAGAGCCTTTTCTTGACTATATGATTAAACGATATAAAGGACATGTTGGCGAAATATTAGACTATTTAGCCGGATCGACACCCTGTCCATCTGGAAACATTCATCCATTACTGAAACAAATCAACTCACACTTTGTGTCGAGTATAGTGCCAATAAGGTTCGGTAATAATAAACAAAGTTTGTATTTATTCTCACACTACAGTCGTTATTTTGAAGCGACTTTAAAGACTTCAGAACTTGTATCAAAAACACTCCTATGGTGATACAAGTATTAATAAGGAGTTGCGCAAGAGACCAAACTATATTTCAAAAGCTATGGAGCGCAGAAATAGACATCTGTATAATGTATGACCGTACGTATAACAAGGTAACTGATGGAAGGCAGTTTACTTTGTTATATTGTGTGCTGGGATGTCAACAAACCTAAATTATACGTTATGGTATAGGGTGGCTAAAATTTCTTCACGGTGAAGTCAAA